AATATTTTTTGTGAGTTTAAGATATTTAACATTCAAAATATATAATTTTTTAAATATTTTTAAATATTTTTTAATTTTTTTAATATTTTTTAATATTTTTTAATATTTTTTAATATTTTTAATATTTTTAATATTTTTAATATAAATATTAAATGTTATAAAGTAAATTTAATATTTATTGTAATAATGTCTGGTCCCAGTCAAAAAAATAAAAATACAGATATTAAAAAAATATCTACTCTAGAAAATAAGCATCGTCAAAAAATTAAAGAATTTGAAATTGAAAAAGACAGTTTTTCTTCATTAGAAAATAAATTAAATGAAATAAACAATGAAATAGATGAAATAGACAAAAATCGTGAAAAATTTACTAATATTGAGCAATATAAAAGAGCTATTTTATTAGATACAAAAGATGATGTTGAAAGAAAACTACATTTATTAAAAAATAATATAACTGAAATGGATTATTATGATAAAACTGGTGATATTTTAATAAATTATTATAATATTAAAAATGTAGAAGATGACCCAAGTGAATCAAAAAATATTTTAAGTTTTTTATGTAAAAAAAAACAAGTTGATGAAAAACCAAAAAATAAAGTAAATAAAACAGATTTATTTGAAAAATACTGTGAAATTACCGAAGGTATTCGTGTTAATCCTGATGATGGTTCTAAAAGAATTAAATATTGTTTAGAATGTAAAATAGAAAAAATATTAAATCTAGTTGAATCATCTTATATTTGTCCATTATGTGGTGATATGGAAGTAATTATTATAGATGAAGATGTTCAAATTAAAGACTATTCTCCATATAAGAGATTAAATAGATTTAGAGAATGGCTTAATGCTTTTCAAGCTAAACAATCGCCGGAAATAGATAATTCTATTTATAATGAAATAATTGATGAATTAAATAAAAGACGTATAACTGATTTATCTATATTAAATAGAGAAAAAATGAGAAATATATTAAAGAAACTTAAATTTAATTATTTATATGAACATACTCATTATATAATTAATAAATTAACTGGATTACCACCACCAAAAATTACTCGTGATATGGAAAAAATGTTTATTAGAATGTTTTTAATGATTCAAGAACCTTGGTCTAAATATAAACCAATAGATAGAAAAAACTTTTTATCATATGGTTATGTATTACATAAATTCTGTGAATTATTAGAATTAGATCATTTATTAGATTGTTTTCCTTTACATAAACAATTAGATATCTTAATGGAAAATGATTGTATTTGGAAAAAAATATGCACCGATTTAAATTGGGATTTTATTTCATCATTTAAATAAAAACTATAAATATATATATAATGGCACATATTATTCATAATATATCTATAATATTAATATTTATTAGTATTATTTTATTAACACATAGTTTAACAAAAAGTTATAATAAATGTCCAATAATAGTTAAACAAAAACAAGAAGTAAATCAAAATATAATAAATCAAGAGAGACCATCTAAAATTTTTAATAAAATGTTTGATTCTCCAGATATATGGATGGGTTATGCTGATTTTGATACTAAAAATTTTATTCAAAAATAATTTAATTAAAATATTTTAAAGAATAATTTAATAATTAATTAATGTCAGAAGTTGATTATTTAACTAAAGATTCTATTCTTCCAGAAAATCAAAATTTTTATGTAATGTCTTTATTTATGAGTGAAGATAAAAAAATAATTAAATATATTCAGGTTAGTGGTGCATTTAATAATATTGAAGATGCACAAGAACAAACTCAATTATTAAAAGAACCAGGACATTATAATTTTGTAGCTGAAATGGGAACTTGGAATGCATTTGACCCTTTATCAAATAAAGGAAATTTAAATGATCAATTAAATAATATGATGAAATTATATTTAATGAATATGCATAAAAAAAATTACGAATACGAACAAAGAAAATATGAAATGATTATTAAAAATATGGTAGATAATATTAAAGTAAAAGAAGATGAATTAAAAGAATATATATCTACTCAAAATGATAATATGATATTAAAAATTACAGAACAAATTAAACAATTAGAAGAAAAAATTAAAGAATATGAAGAAAATTTAAAGTCTATTAATATAAAATTAAATAATATTGTTATAGATTCTAAATATACATCAGTTGAATTAACAGATAATTTTAATCAAAATATTCCTATTAAATATGAAGGAGTAGTTAAAAAAACAGAAGAAAAAATATCTGGTCAAAACTGGTATTGTATATCTTTCTTAACTGAACAAAATAAATCTTTAGTAGGTATTAAAGTAAGTGGATGTTTTGATACAGAAGAACAAGCAGATGCACAATCTGCTGCTTTACGTGATATAAATGATAGTTTTAATGTTCATGTTGGTGAATTATACAAATGGCAACCATTTAATCCAGACCCTGATAGTATTGAAGCAGGTGAATCAGAATATGCAAATTCTCAATTAAACGATACTATGAAAAAGAAAAAAGAAAACGAACAAAAAGCAAAACTATATAATGAATATAGAAAGAATGAAGATATTAAAAAAGATATTGAAGATTTACTTAATAATAAAAAGAAAGAACTAACTGAAAATACACAAAATGATTCTAATATTCATAATGTAGATGAACAAATTAAGAATTTACAAGATAAACTAAATGAATATAATCTAAAAACAGATGAATATTTACAAAAACTCGGAAAACCATTACAAAATGAACAGTAAAATATTTATTTATTTTGCTTTTATTAAATATGTTAATGTTTAATTTTTTCACTAAAGATTAAATATATTAATATTTAATTTTTTCAACAATTAATTTTATACTATTACGTTTCTTTGATATTGCTTCAGCTGGGTCAAAAAGTGGTAATCTACGATTCCATTCTTTGTCATAGTGTTCTTTATGATATTTTATATATTTATTAGTTCCAATAGTAAATTCAGGAACTTCTTTTGCCCGATACCAATAAACTTTATCAGCTATATTTTTAGAATGTATACGGTTATCTATAACCATAACACCAAAATTATCAGTAATTTCTGTAAATACTTGTTCAAATATTTGTAAATTAGGAAACATACCTGCATAATGTTCATATAATCTTTTTCTGTTACTTGGAAAATCTTCTGCTAATAAAAAAATATAATCAAAATTACTTCTTAATTCAGGAGGAATACCTAACGAAAATTGCATTGTTAAAATAAAAGACATATGATGATGTCTACCATTAAAAAATAATTCAAGAATTTGTGGATCTTTTAACCAATCACCTTTACTTGACATACAATCATCCATAATTAACATAATTTCATCTTCCTTCATTTTCTTTCCTTCTTTCTTTCTTTTTTCATTATCTTGATTTAATTTAGATTGTCTTTCATAAATTCTTGATAAAATTTCAGTATCAAATTGATCATAAATATATGTATCAGGACAAAATTCTCCATAAAATTTATTTAATTTTTCAGTTCTTGAAATAACAACAGTAGGAATTTTTCTTTTATGATACATGATTTCTCTAGTTAAATATGATTTTCCAGATGCTCTTTTAGCAACCATAGCAATTGTACAATAACGAGCCATTTTTTCAATTGGAAATCTTTTTAATTGTAATCTAGATGCACCAAAGCCTATATTTTTTACATTACTCATTAATATAGATCAGAAAAAATTAATTTAGTGTTTTAAGTTATATTTTAAATATTTTGATAATACAAAAAATTTATATGAGATGTAGCATTAAATAAATAAATCAATTTTTAAATAAAAATTGATTTAGTTTTATGTATTTTTTGGGTTTTTGTTAAACATTATCATTATTTTTTCCTTTAAACATTAGTTTTTAATCTTTTTTCGTGATATGTTTACATCGTTAGATACAGATTTAATGTGATTTACAGATGTATATCATCTTAAAATTTCTTAAGAATACTATACTTTCTACGTCCAATTTGAAATGTCAATTCTCCAGATGTACGGTCTTGACAGCGTTCTACTCTCGTAGACTCATCTAGCGATAGAGTAAAATGGATTTTGTAGCCAGCAAAAGTTTGTTCAATATGAGTAATATTGAATTTATTAGTACCTGTTTCTTCATACATTAGTGCTGTAACTAGTGTACGGAGATCTTTATGATTTTTATTTTCTTCAGTGCGATACTGGCGCATAATGTGGTTAGTAATAAAGGTAAAAAATTGTGTGTCTCCAATGTTTACAACAGGTTTTACTTTACGTGTTACCTTTTGCACAAGCGTAAATGGAGCAATATATACAGATTCTGCATATGTCAACTTAGATTGGTCGGCATGATTACTCGGATTGATTTGATCTACTTGGTCAATCCGTGACATCTCAGTTGCAGTCTCAGTTGCAGTCTCAGTTGCAGTCTCAGTTGCAGTCTCAGTTGCAGTCTCAGTTGCAGTCTCAGTTGCAGTCTCAGTTGCAGTCTCAGTTGCAGTCTCAGTTGCAGTCTCAGTTGCAGTCTCTACAGCATTTTCTGCTGTAGTGAACGTATCAATAAGTTTTTTAACATTAGCAATTGCATCTTCCTGTTTGTTTTCATCCAGAAAGTGGAGAATCATCCAAAGATTTGCAATCACTGTTTTGTTGGATGTATTCATCTTTGTTGAATATTCTTAAATGTGGATTATATTAATTTCATATTAAAGTTAATAAATATTTAATTTTTCAATTTTTTTTTAATATTTGGTTTATATAGAACCAAAATAAAAGAACTAATAAAAGCAATTAAATTTTATCATAATTATTTATTTTTTACATATTTTAATAATATTACCATTCTGGTAATCCAGTATAAATATCTAAATTAACATGACAATTTGAGATTTCTGTAGGTTTTTCTAAAATAAAATTTTCATTACAATTTGAACTAACAAATATAGTAGTAAAACAATCATTATTCCATAAAAGAACTGAACCAACCATAGCGGAAACTAATAAAGGCAATTTAATTTTATCATAATTAGTTGTTCGTTCTTTACATCTTTTTTTATCATCTACTGTTTGAAACCAATAGATAATACTAAAAGTAATTATAATAATTAAAAAATATTTTAACTTAGTTGGAATTGATACCATTAATATATATTAGAAAAATTATTAAATTATTATTTTTTAAATGTATATAAAAAAATATTTAAATTAGTATATAATGGAACTTATATTTATTGAAAATGGTCGATTAGGAAATGCTATTTTTCGATATTTCGCTAGTTGTATTTTATCTATTAAGTATGGATATCAATTTAAAAATCTTTCATATAAATCATTTAATATTAATGATTATAAACAAATTTCTGAAGAAGAATTTAAGACTATTCTTTTTAATAAAAAAATAAATTTACCACCAAAAATTTTATTAAAAGAATTTTATCAACATGATTATATTCAATTTAAAAAAGAAATAATTGATTATATAGAAAAAAATAAAAATTTACATACAATTACAACAGATGAAAATAAAACATATTATTTAAAAGATTTAATTGATACTCCTAATAATTTTAATAAATACTATGATATTGTTATACATGTAAGACTTGGTGATTTTATACAAAATATTTTTCCTTACAGAGTAATAATTAATTTAAATTATTATTATAAATTATTTGATACATTAGATTTTAAAAATAAAAAAATAATAATAATTAGTGAAAATATCAAAACAGAAATTGAAAAAATATATATAGAACAATTAATAAATTATTTTAAAACAAATAATTTAAATATTGTCTATGAAAATAATGATATTTTAACTGATTTTCATATAATAAAAAATGCTGAGAGTGTAATCTGTTGTATGTCAACATTTTCTTGGACTGCTGTATTTTTATCAGATAAAGTTAAAACTTGTTATTTACCTGATTATCCAGTTATTGATAAAAATAATTGGATATCAATGAGAAAACCTTGTGAAAATACATTATATTATAAATTTTATTAAGAATAATATTGCCATAAATAAAACCAAACATCAACGAAACTATTTGTTGGAATGATTGGATTAAATAATTCTTTATTTGTTAAATAAATTGAAGAAAAAGTTTGTTGATCACATCCAATAAACTTTTTATTTTCAATAAATTTTTGTAATTTTTCATAAAATATTTTATGTACTTTTAATATTGTTTCTTTATCAGAACCAAACATTGCTCCTGCAAAATGAATTTCATCTTGAAAATATTCTTGACTAGAATTTTTAAATGATTCTAATAAAACAATATCTAATTTTCCTTGAGATACTTTTTCATATTTAGGAAAATTTTTAATTTTTTCAATTAATAAAGAATTACTATTTCGTAAACATCCAATATCTGTCCATATAAATTTATCTGTTTGAAATGGATTTAAATCAATAACTTTTTTTAAATAATTTAATTTTGAATTCCAAATAATATAACAATTTTTACTTCTACCAGTATTTTTTTGGTTATCTATATAATATTGATAATCCCAGTCATTTTTATATTTTAAATAAATTTCATTAGTATCGATAGGTTCTATTATAATTTTAGTATTATTTTTAAATTTTTCTCTTTTTTGTTCAATATATTGTTCTAAATCTGGTGATGTAAATATAACTAAATTACAATTAAAATTTTGTAAAAAATTATTCATCCATAAATCATACTCTTCAATTGAATGTTTTGAAGGAAATGTGTAATAACAAGTTACTACAGTTACTTTATTCATTAATATTTTATATATATAACTTTTTAAATTACTTAAAAATAAAAAACATATAAAAAGATATATATATTTATAAAATATATGTTTACATTTGTAGTTTGTAGTGTTTTTAAAAATGAATCACATATTTTAGAAGAATGGATAAATCATTATTTACTTCACGGAGTTGATCATTTCTATTTAGTAAATGATTTTAGTACAGATAATTTTTTATCAATTATTGAAAAATATAAAGAAAAGATTACTCTATATCATAATGATATAATTACAGAAAATGTTGGAAGACAATGTTTAATTTATGAAAAATACTTTATTCCAATTAAAAATAATTCTAAATGGATATCAATACTTGATATGGATGAATTTTTATATTCTCCAAATGAAATTAATTTAAAAAATATTTTATTAAAATATGATAATTATTCACAACTAGTTGTTAATTGGTTACATTTTACGGGTAACGATCATATATTACAACCTTTATCTGTTGTAGAAAGTTTTACAAAAAGAGCTATATATAATCCAATGAATACATATATAACTTCTCATAAAACTATTATAAAGTCATCAAACTTAATTAAATTTAATATTCATGATAATATTTTTAATGGATCATCATATAATTTTACAATAAATGAAAATAGTATTCCTGAATTAGTTATTAATCATTATAATTTACAATCTAAAGATTTTTATATAAATATTAAAGGAACTCGTGGTGATTGCGATAATTGGTTTAATCATGTAAATTTAAAAAGAAATGAAGATTTTTATAATTTATTAGATTTAAACGAAAAAGTAGATTTAGAATTATATAAACAAAATAAAGAAATAATTTATAATATTAAACAAAATAAAATAGATTCAAGTGATGATGTTACTGTTTTATTAACTTCATGTAATCGTACAAAATTATTAGATTCAACATTAGAATCTTTTATAAAATATAATACATATCCAATTAAAGAATTTATAATTTTAGATGATTCGGGAATAATTAATTGTAATGAAGATGTTGTAAAAAAATATAAATCATACTTAAAAATACATTCTTTATACAATAAACAAAATATTGGTCAAATGAAATCAATTGATAAATTATATTCGTATGTTAAAACAAAATATATTTTTCATTGTGAAGAAGATTGGGAATTTTTAGAAAGAGGTTTTATTGAAAAATCTATGAAAATTTTTAAAGAAAATCCAAATGAAAAAATCTATACAATTTGGTTAAGACCACATCATGAAACATCAGGTCATCCTATTATTTATGATAATTTAAATAGAGGGTATTATTTAATGAAAAAAGATTATTCTTATTATGACAATGGTATTAAATATACTTGGGGAGGAATAACATTTAATCCAGGATTAAGAAAAACATTAGATTGTTTAAAATTTCATCCATATTTATTTAATTGTGAATATATGAATAATGGTAAAATGTTTGTCGGTGAATATACAATAAATAAAAAATATACAGAAGATGGTTATTATTCTTATATTTTAGATTTACCAACAGGTCATGTTAATCATATTGGTTGGGGTCATCATATTGAAAGAATAAATGAATAAAATATTATTATAAATATTACTATAAATTTTATTAAAAATATTATTATAAATA